GTTTCGCATTGCCTGACGACCATGTTCTTTCTTACAAAAAAGTAAAAGAGTGGATAAAACACAATAGAGAAAAAGCATCACCACTTCGTGGAGAGGTTAGAAGAAACGTCAAAGGTTCTATTGCTAAACTTGCAAGTATTGATGGATACATAAGACAGATGAAACACTATATCCAACATGGAGATTGGCCTAGTGATTATTATGGTAAAGATGAACAGATGAGGATAAAATGGAAAACGATAGCACCAAAGGAACAGTAATAAAAGGGCCATGGAAACAACAATCTAAGAAAAAGGTTAAAGTTCCAAAAGACCCAATGCAAACTCAACTGCAAGAAGATTTAATATTTGCAGAAGAATTAACTGAGCATCTTATGGTACAACTGATACACACAATGGGTGAGAATGGTTTTAATTTAAAAGACCATAAGTTTATTCGTGATATTGGATTTATAAGTGAGTGTTGTAAAAGTATAATTTTTAGAGATATAGGGCTAACGCACCCACTCGAACCTATAGTAGAAAGACTTATGGAAAAGACAAAAGGTTCATTCATTCAGTTTACAAAAAAAGAATTATTTGAAATGTTGGGGGAAGATGATGGCAAAAAATAAATCACCATTTAAAGGAAGAAAAAAATTCAACAGAGCTGCAATGAATTCTGATATGGACGGTAAAGGAAATAAAGCAAGTCATGTTCAAGGTAGTTCAGCAAATACTGGTGAAGAACAACTAGAATTATCTTGGAAACAAACTTTTAGTCCAACAATATTAGAATCAAAAGTACCACAAAGGTTTCTTGATATTATAAACAAAGCAGGTGATGCTGTTTTAGCAGATGATGGTTTATCTAAGAAGTGGGATTTTTCAGATAGTCTTGTTGGTAAGGTATCTAAAGAAGTTGCAATACCAATGTATAACCAAGAAGATTCTACATATGCTTTATCATTAATAAGAAAGTATTGTCAAGAATATCTAAAACAGATGCAACAATGGAATAGGTCATATGAATGGAACAAAGCTTCTGGTGGTGTAACACCAAAAGAAGAAGATATTCATGTTGCCCAGAGTTGGATTGTGAGTCAATATAAAAATGAATACAACCCATGGCATAAACATAGTGGTCATTTTTCTGGTGTGATATATTTAAAAATACCAGATGGTATGGAGAACCATTTTGTAGAGGAAACGAAAGACCATTATCCAGCAAGTGGATTAATTGAGTTTTCATATGGAGAAGCTCAAGACATGAGAAGTGATACTCTTATGTGTAAACCAGAAGTAGGAATGATACTATTATTTCCTTCTTACTTAAAACATACTGTATACCCATTTTACTGTGACGGTGAAAGAAGGTCAATGAGTTTTAACGCCTATTGGAAAGCACCAAGTAAGGAAAACAAGTGATAATAATTGATATGAATCAAATCTCATTAGCAAGTTTAATGATGCATTTGAATATGACTAAACAAAAAACAGTTGATGAGGACATGGTAAGACATATGATTCTAAATTCAATTCGTTTGTATAGGAATATGTTTAAGGATAAGTATGGAGAAGTAATCCTAACTTATGACTCTAAACATTATTGGAGAAGAGATTTCTTTCCACAATACAAAATGAATCGTAAGAAAGCAAGAGAAAAAGATTCAAAGGATTGGGATAATATCTTTGGTGTGTTAAATAAGATTAAGGCAGAGTTCAAGGAATATCTACCATACAAATACCTAGAGGTGTATGGTGCAGAGGCTGATGATATTATTGGTACACTATGTAAACAAGGAAGTGAATCAACTATGATTGTGTCTGGTGATAAAGATTTCATACAATTACACAAATACAAAAATGTACATCAATACAGTCCAATTTTAAAGAAGCCTGTAGACGGACATAATCCAGACACCTATATAAGAACACACATACTAAAAGGTGATACAAGTGATGGCGTACCCAATGTATTATCAGGCGATAACACTTTTGTAGAGGGATTACGTCAAAGACCTTTGGGAAAGAAAAAGATAGAGATTTGGTTGGAGTCTATGGACAGTATGCCAGATGAAACCAAAAGAAACTATCAGAGGAACGAGAAGTTAATCAACTTAGATAAAATACCACAAGAACTAGAAGAACAAATTTTATCTGAGATAGATGAAGCTCCTCATGGAGATAGAAGTAAATTACTTAATTATTTTATAGACAATAGATTAAAAGAACTAACTGAATCGATAGGAGATTTTTAAAATGAGTGGCACGTTATTATTTTCAGAGATACTTGACAAAGTACACAAAGCAAAAACAAAAACACAAAAGATAAACATACTAAGAGAACACAATTCAGAAGCTCTTCGTATGATAATCAAAGCATCTTTTGACCCAAAGATTGAATGGGCTGTACCAGAAGGTAGTGTTCCTTTTAAAAGGAATGAAGCACCAGCAGGAACAGAACATTCCGTTCTAGCATACGAGTCTAGAAAACTATGGCACTTTATTAAAGGTGCTGATAACGCAACTGTACAGTTTAAGAAAGAACAAATGTTTATACAGATGTTGGAAGGTTTACACGAAAGTGAAGCAGACGTACTTGTTGCAGCTAAAGATAAAAGATTGCATCAAGTATATAAAGGCCTTTCAGAACCAGTAGTAATAGAAGCATTTGGTTGGACTGAAAACTTTACAGTTCCAGAACCACCAGTTTATCCACAAGGAAGTCGGTCTGCGAGTGGTATAAGTGAATAGGAAAATAAATGCCTGAAATATTTTACGTAGCAATTATGATTATATGTTTTCATGGAGATTGCACAAGTTTTGAAAGCGCTCCATATTCTGAAGATTTGAATCAAGAACAATGTCAAAACATATTAAGATGGACATTCCAGACTCAAGCAGGGCCTTACTATGACGAAAGAATAGACTTTGAAAGAGATAAACCAGAAGACATAGAGATTAAGTATTCTGGTTGTGATAGGACTAAAAGAAACTCAAAGGACTCTAATGAGTGGAGAATTACTGAAGGTGTAAACCCAAAGTTATACACACCCTCAGACCCAGATGACACACGTTGGCTACAAGGTAATAGTCCATCAACTATGCCATTAGAAGACCCAAATAAATGGGATTTAACAAGATAAAACTTATAAAGATTTTATGTATATTCTGTTTACAGTATTTGTTTTCAATAAATACTACAGAATATTTTATTCTATAAAGGAGAAACTAAATGAAATTATTCATAACACTTCTAGCAACATTATTTTTATTTACTGCTTGCAAAGAAAAACCAGCTGAAGCTGCTGACAGCAATTGGACTAAATCAGAGCATAACTATAACGTACAAAACGGTGATTACGGACTTGACATAAGAACTTATTATCGTTCTGATTATATGCATGTTGAACCTTCATACACTCTTGGAAAAAAGTGGTATGGAATGACTGCAGCTGTAAGAATAGCTGAAGAAGATGGTGCAAGAGAGTATCGTCCTAAATTAACTCATCAAATAATTAATTGGAGCCCAGGCGATACAACAAATGAAGATGGTACTATATCAAAATCTAATACAGAATTTTGGGTAGGACATAGAGTTGAGTTTAGAAATTATGAAAATGAATCAACTGACGACTATTGGCGTTATCGTATAATCGGTAAAGTTGCAATTGGTTTGGGTGATAAACTAAGTGTCTGGGGTCAAGTACAACCTCGTTGGACATTTGGTCAAGGACAAGAAGAAGACACTAAGATTGAAGATATTAAAAATCAAGTTGGTATAAAAATCAACCTTGACAATAATATGACTTTTAGTCCATATGTAGAAATTATTGCAGACAAAGATATGAAGCAACAATCTGCAATGGTTGGTACTGCATTATCCTTCAAGTTCTAATAATACCAGTTTTCTCTTGGTTAATCACCGTGATGGTGGTTGCTTTTGTCTCAACTTTTGGTGTGGACATTGGAGAAGATGTACTTGAGGAATATCTAGTTATTTTAGGTATTTCTTGTACTTATATTTTCATAAAGAAAATTAGAAAAAGGGGTTGACAAACCCCTTTTTTTATTGTACAATAGGTATATTGATTACAAACAAAGAAGGTTACATTATGAAAATACTATTTGAAGCTGCAACATTAGGTTTATGTTGGTTCACTATTATTCTTGCCCTAAACGCATTTATGGGTTAACAGTTTGGTTCGTACAACGCACCTCTCATCTCATCATCACAGTTGTACGAATTATCAAAGGGGGGTCTTTATGACCCCTCTTTTTTTATATAAACGAATCGCTTGCCAGTTTTTGAAAATACCCAAATAAAAAATGTTAAAAATGCAAAAAAAATATCCTTTTAAAACAATGACTTACTGTATTTCAAAAAATAATGCTTGCCATTTTCGTCAAACTTGGTATAATAGTGGTATATTAACAAAGAGAGAGAAACAAAAATGAAC